CCTTTGCTGGGGCCGTCTTTATGGCGGCGCAGTCGGGCTCATCATGATAAAGGGACAGGAAGATCTGTCGGTACCGCTTGACCTTCGCACGGTCATGCCGGACAGCTTCCTCGGGCTCCACATCCTTGACAGATGGAGCGGTGTGTTCCCGGAAGGACAGATCGTAACGGATCCCGCGGATCCTGATTTCGGTCTTCCCGAGTATTACACCATAAGAGATGCAAAGGAAACATACGTCACCCGCGTGCATCACAGCAGGCTTGTCCGTTTTACCGGGCGCGTACTTCCTTGGCAGGAACAGGTGATGGCGCTGTACTGGGGCGAGTCGGAAATCGAATCAATCTTCAGCGAGGTTATGCGTCGTGACAACGTTGCGGCCAACATCGCAGAGCTTACCTTCCGCGCGAACGTAGAGTACAGAGAGGTGCAGGGACTTGACCAGCTTCTCGGAATCGGCAACGTGGAAGCACAGCGCCGCTTCTGGAACATGATGCAGGCACAGGCAATCTTGAGGAGTAATCAGGGCATCAGCCTTATCAATAAAGGCGATCAGGTACACACAGAGCAGTACACCTTTGCAGGGCTTGCTGACGTATATGACCGCGTCATGATGGACGTGGCTGGCGCAGCAAGGATCCCGGTGACCAAGCTCTTCGGAAGATCCCCTGCAGGCATGAACGCCACAGGCGAGGCAGATACAGACAACTATTACGATTACATCGACGGAGTACGCGAGACGACACTCCGACCCGTGCTCGAAAAGCTCCTGCCGATCATGTGCCTGAGTGCATGGGGCGTGGTACCCGATGACCTTGACATCGACTTCCCTCCGATGAGGACACCCGACGAGGAGAAGAACGCAAGCATCGCCGAGAAGAAGGCGGGCACGATCATCGCGGCATACAACGCAAACCTTGTCGACAAGGAAACGGCTCTCAAGGAACTGCAGAAGCTCGACGACGTATTTGATACGATCACGGACGAGCTTGCAGAGCAGGGACGCGGAATCACCGCTGCCAGCGAGCTTATGATGCGCGACCCCTTGTCCGGCATGGGCATGTAAAAGGAGCTGGTCCTTTTGGCAGATAACATACTCAAGAAACCCACACCGCAGGAGATGGCGGCCGCGAAGCTCCGCGAGATATACGTGAGAGCCGAGCGCGAAATCATCCGGGAGATAACACGTAAGCGTGAGCTTCAGCTGGTCGACTACGAGGACGTTGCATCGCTTAAGCGTGTTCAGGAATCCTTAAAGCGTATGACCACGGAAGCGGACGAGTACGTTCCGAAAATGATCGAGTCGTACTTCTACACCGCGGAGCAGATCGCAAGCGCGGCAGGCGGCTACAGTAACGCTCTATCGCTCACAGTGGCGCAGACTTCGATTGTAGAGCAGTTGGTTAACAATTTGTTAGCTGATATCGATGACGCCGCAGAAACGGCTTTTAAGAGCGCAGAGAAGTATCTCTATGTTGGCAGGAAAGAGGACGACGTTTTCAGGAAGCTCGCTCTTGAGCTCACCGCGAACAAGGAAGCGGGCGTGGCAAGCCGACAGACAGTACAAAATATGATGGCGGCAGAGCTGAACGCAAAAGGCGTGACGGCTTTTGTAGATAAGGCAGGACGCGAATGGAGCCTTGAGAGCTATTGCTCCATGGCTACCCGCACAACAGGACGGCAGGCACAGGTTGCCGCTGCCCTTACCGCTGACGATTGGGACCTTTGGGAAATCGTCAAGATCGGATCCACTTGCCCGCTGTGTTCGGCTTATGAAGGCCGCGTTTACAGCAAGAGCGGAACGGATCCTGATTACCCACCGCTGGCGATGGCGTTTGGAAAGATAGATCCTGCCGGGTCCAATGACCTGAGTAATACGTGGCTTAATCTCCACCCGAACTGCCTTCATTCACTCATAAGGTACACCACAGCCGGAAAGAGCGAGAAACAGATCGAGCGCATGAAGGAGTTTTCTTCCTTCGAGAAACGACCTGCAGATGTCGATTACCGCTCAAAGAAGCAGATCGAGGCCTACCGCAACAAGGAAGCCGAGAGAGCGCGGTACCGGGCAGACGTGAAGCAGTTTGAGAAATACAAGGCCGCAGGCGTTGAAGGAATGCCTGTGCGCTTTGAGACGTTTGAGAAGCACAAGCGTGCCGGGGATGACGTTTATAAGGGCTGGGAGAGCAAGTTTAGAGGGCTTAATTCGCAGGCGAAGCGTATTGAAAACGCTGTTGAAAGTGGTATAATAAAGACCCAAGCAGAAGGATCGTCTGTCAGAGCCGCGGCGACAAAGATTCCGAATAGAGTCGTTAGAGCTCAAGTGATAAATGAAGCGATCAGAATGGATAAGCCTTTTTATTCTGAGGACTTAAAAATCGCATATTATCTGCAAGGGGTCAAGCCTAAAGATGGATGCTATGATGTTATGCTTCACGGGACTCCACGTAACGTAATTTACGAGGACAAGTATTTAATAGATCCCGAAACGATGGCTTATATTATATCTGGACGACGCGACTGGAAAGGATCCGATATACGACTTATATCATGCAGCACGGGGCGCGAAGATAAATATGGCAACTGTTTTGCTAAAAAACTGGCAAAGCATCTGAAGGTTAATGTTTATGCACCAATAGACGATGTATATATTAAAAACGGAGAATTGTTTGTAGGCGACGATCTTATTCCCGAGAATGAAGGCTTTAAATGGTTTAAACCTTGAAAGGAGGACGCGTATGCAGATCATGAAGAAGATTAACAATTATGCGGAGTTTAGGCATAATGATGGCGAAAGTGTTCGTGGTCACATTTCAAGTAAACCTATTGAAAACAAAGAGATCATTTTGAAGTATCTCAAGTCTTGGCCTAATGAGGGGATAAGATGCGCAACATTGTGCGATTACATCACAAATGAGATTCTTAAACCGTCGGTTTGGACTCATACAGATGGGAAGTATCGCTGGTCTGATGAGGAAACATATCACTTCGAGAAGTACAACATGGAACTTGACGAGAGCTTCATTAAATGGGTACTTGAAAAGGTGGCATGAAAGGTGGTAGTTATGGCTGCAAACGTAAGCGAGCAGGAAAAAAACTTTGAGTATTTTTTAAAGCATTATGACGATATTTTTAAACAATATGGTTGTTGCTTTGTTGTGCTCAAGAATCAAGAGGTAATCGCGTCATATCCGTCGTTCTCGGAAGCATATCACAAAACACTCGAAACCGAAAAGCTCGGAGATTTTAGCATTCAGGAGTGCAATGGTGAGGAGAGCGGATACACAAACTATATTGCTTCATGCGAGGTAGTAAGCGCATGAACAATAATCAAAAAGCAATAGCCGCTCGATGTTTTACAACAGGATATAACGGAAGATCATTAAAGCTCCTGAATGAGGTGATAATCGCCACAGAAAAAGGGAACCTTAAAACTACGGCATTGTGGGACACAGGCGCTTCAGGCACCTGCATTGCGCAGGAGATTGCTGATCAGTTACAATTACCGTCGACAGGACGAAAAAAGGCAAAAACACCGTCGGGAGAAAAAGAGTTTAATACTTATTGTGTAGATCTTTTACTCCCTAATAACGTGGGGGTAAAAGAAGTTCCTGTTATGGGGTCCGAGATTGGGAAGCAAGGCATTGGAGTCCTTGTTGGAATGGACATTATAGGACTTGGTGATTTTGCAATCAGCAATTTCAACGGACACACACAGTTCACTTTTAGGATGCCTTCTCTATCAAATGCAGATTTTGTTTATAATCCGGCTGGTTTTATTCAAAACCCGATTGTAAAAGGCAAAAAGATAATGCCAAATGAACCGTGCCCATGCGGCAGCGGTCGAAAGTATAAACAATGTTGTGGAAAAACTAAATAAAATGCTAAAAGCACTCGCAAGGGTGCTTTTTTCATGCCCGGAAGGAGGCGAACGATGGAATACAATCCTACAATCAGACATGCAGAGCTTGCAACTGTTATTACAGGGGCGCAAAAGGCGCGTGATGATTTATTAGAAGCTTGGATAAAGCTGCGCGAAGAATACGCGACGTCTGTAGAGGATCCTATAGTAATCGAAATGCGCAAAGCAGACAGCGCACTTCTTTCACTCATGGATTTTGCCTTCTCCGAGGGCATAAATGTTATTCCTGAAGCAAGGAGAGAAAGTAAAAAGATGGATGCGGACAGTATTGCACAGGCAGTTGCTGACGCTATAGAGACGCAGTTCTCCCAAAAAACAGGAGGCAACAAATGATTACATACTACGGCTACACTATAAGCCCCAACCAGCTTGAGACTGGCGAGGGCTTTTTGATTTGCAGGAATGTTCCGATCGCGAGAACAGGCGTACAGGAGTATCTGGGCACCGAGATCGGGCTTAACACGAGCAAGATCGTCAAGGTTTACCGCCCGGAAGAGGAGGTCTTTTCCGAGGCGGCGATGGCATCCTTCGAGGGCAAGCCCGTCACGAACAACCATCCGACCGAACAGGTGGATCCTGAAAACGTGAAGCTCTATGAGATGGGTCACGCCCAGAACGTCAGACGCGGTACCGGGGAGTTTAAGGATTTTCTTGTTTCAGATCTGCATATCCACGGCGCGGAACTCATAGACGCGATCAAGGCAGGAAAGAGACAGATCTCCTGCGGATACGAGTGCGAGTACGTCGAAAGAGACGGACAGATCGTACAGACTAACATCAGAGGCAACCATGTGGCGGTTGTTGACGAAGGCCGTGCCGGAGTCAAGGCATCCATCATGGACTCAAATACAACATCAGCCGAAAAGGCGGAAAGGAAAATAAAAATGAGTAAGACAAGCACATTACTCAAGCTCTTCGGGATTGCCGCAAACGGCAAGGACTCCGAGGAGGTGACAAAGCTTGCGCTCGACACCGCTGACGCTCTTGAGGAGCAGGCAGAGGCAAAGGAAGAGCTCACCCAGCCCGAACAGGCAGAGGTTGAGGCTAAGGTTGCCGACGCTGTATCTATTGAGACGCTCAACGAGAAGCTTGACAAGCTCATCGAGCTCTTGACTCCCAAGGCCGAGGAAAAGGCTGAAGTTGAAGTCAAAGAGGACATCGACGGCGCGATCGAAAAGCTCGAGGCAGAGGCTTCCGAAGAGGAGACCGATGGCGAAGAGGCAAAGGTCGTTGCTGCCGAGGAGATGGACGCTTGCGGCAAGGACGAGAGCAAAGATGCGTGCAAGGACAGCGCGATCAACAGCGCAACACAGGCACACATCCTCAAGGCCGTTCGTGAGTCTGTTGCCGGAATCACAGACGAGGCACAGAGGCAGGCGGTATCAGACGCAATCTTGTCGGCGGTACGCGTAAGCACCAACGACTTGAGCAACATTCTTGCGGCTCAGAGCACTTATGCTCAGGGGCTCAAGAAGGAAACCAACGAGGACATGCAGGCGCGTTACGACGCTATGAATCCTCACAGAAAGAAGGAGGCTTAAAACCATGGGAAACACAATCGGTAAGGTCATGAACAACGGTTTCGCTGGTGCATATAGCAGACAGCCTGACCAGATCATCGACACAAGATTTGCAGGCACAGGCGGAGTTGCATTCGGACAGGCTGTTAAGTATTCAAGCGGCACTGTTGTTCCTTTTGGAGCAGGTGATGCTGCAACAGCATTTGTCGGCGTAGCAACACGCGCGGTAAAGACCAGCCTGCCTAACGGCACAGCAGCTTACGCAGAGGGTGAGCCCGTGCCTGTTATGAAGCGCGGCCGCATCAACGTTAAGTGCAACGTTGGAACACCCGCTCTCAACGGCGACGTATATATCAGGATCGCTGCTAACGGTGCCAAGGATCAGGTTGGTGGCTTTGAGGCCGCTGCCGACTCCACATACACCGTAAAGCTCACCAACGCGAAGTTCGCAGGCGCTGCAGATGCAAACGGCATCGTAGAGCTTGAGATCATGAACGCGATCAACGCTTAAAGGAGGATAAAAAGATGGCTTTTCAGAATATGGGAACCATGCAGCTTGGATGCTTCGGCGCCAAGACAGGCACACCTATGACCCTCGATGCAGCAGGCATCAGCTCGGGCCAGGCGTTTCTCGTTTCCGAGCTTGAGAAACGCGATACATTACTCAGGACTCCCCTTGAATCCCACACATGGTCACGTGATATCGACGTAGAAGTCGGCGGCGGTTGGGATGAGTTCGTGTCTTCAATCAACGTAGACTTCGGCGTTTCCGGCGGATCGTCCGAAGGTCTTATCAACGCTCCTGGAGCAGACGGCATCCCTATGGTGCAGGCAAACTTTGGAAAGGACCTTTTCAGGACCCACATCGTTGCCCTTGGATCCCGCGTACAGTGGATTGACATGCAGAGAGGCAACATGACAGGCCGTAACCTCGACACAGTAATCCGTGACGGTGTGCGCCTTGCTTACGAGAAGCACATGGATGCTAACACCTATGTCGGATTCTCAAAGATCGGCACCACAGGTCTTGTCAACAACGCAAACGTTGCAGCCGCTACAGTTGCAACAGGCGCAGGCGGATCTACCGCATGGAGCTCCAAAACAGCAGACGAGATCCTTGCCGACTTCGATGCAGCGTTCTCGGATGCGTGGGAAGCAGCAGAGTATGACCTCGATGCAATCCCCAATCACTTCCTGATTCCTTACGCACAGCTCTCGCTTCTTTCGACCATGAAGGTCAGCAACGACGCATCAAAGAGCGTGCTTGAGTACATCAAGGAGAACAACATCGCTAAACAGTATGGCGTTGACATCTTTATCGGTGCAACGGCTTACTGCAAGGGCGCTGGCGCAGGCTCAACCGACAGAATGGTAGTTTACTGCCGCAAGAGGAGATACGTCGACATGGACGAGCTCGTACCCCTTACAAGGGCGATGACATCACCCAACACCGAGAATTTCTGCTACGACACCGCTTATGCGGCTAACGTTTCAGAGGCAAAAATTCATTACGCCGAGACACTCGTCTACGCAGACGGTATCTGATCGGGCACACAAACAGGAGGGACAACATGTTTATAGTTTCAAAAAGGGCTTATTATGTAAGGCTTAAAAATGGACAGAAATATAGGATCCCAAACGGTTTCATCGGTGAAATCCCCGATGAGGTCGCAAAGGATCCTATTATCGGTCTTGCAATCAAGGACGGTTCAATCCAGACACCCGAGTCCAAGAAGGACAAGGTGATCGACAAGGCTTCCGAGGAAGCAGACAAGAAGGTCCTTGAGGATCAGAAAGCCAAGGAAGAGGCCAAGGCAAAGGAAGACGATGCCAAGGCTAAAGCAACCAAGAAATGAGGTGACAACCATGTTATTCGGAAATCCCCTGACGCCCGTGTTTGAGGGGCTCAAAGCAGTGGCGAGCGGTGCGGTGCACTTGAGTCCGGGAACATATACGGCAGCGGCATTCTTAACCGCTTTCCCGCAGTTCGTGGACGCGTCGACCCAGTCGTCACGCGTACCCGACACGATGCTCGGGACTTTTGTTAACATGGCGAACGAGGCAATATTCCCGGACGCGTGGGGCTCAAGTTATGAGCTTGCGGCGGGCTTATATGTTGCTCATCATTGTGCACTCTTTTTAAAGAGTTACGTTCCCGGTGGCTCCGCTTCTGCCGCCCAGGCAATAGGCGAAAACATCGGCGTCGTTAAGAGCGCAACGATGGGCGACACGTCCGTCACATACGATAACGCAGCGATCACAGCCGGGACAGAGAAGTGGGGCGCGTGGAACGCTACACAGTACGGGTCACAGCTCGTCACGATGGCGCGGAGCCTTGGCATTACCGGGGCTTATATTGTTTAAGGGGTGATCGGTATGGTATTTGACGGATGGTACACGGACACCGTCGAGGTTTTCCGCGTGACAGACGTTACAGTCGGTCACATCAAGAAACAGGAGCGCACGAAGATGGGAACGCATTATTGCAGGGTATATCAGCCCGACAAAAGCGCTCCCGTCCTTACAAGCGAGGCGGGCAAGGTCATGAGTAATGACAAGCTGGGTGCACCGCTCGGAACGGACATACAGAGCGGCGACGAACTTATCGTAACGCGAGGTGGTGCGTTGGGTTACTCTATATCAACGACGCGTTATTTTGCAGGCGATGTCGTCCCGTACTACGAGCCGGTGGGCGGTGCTTTTAATGGACTCGGTCATATCGAGGTCGGACTCCTGCAGAACGAGGTTATTAAGGGCGGGTACACACCTGCTCCGACACCTCCTACGCCGGATCCCGATCCTGATCCCGAACCCACACCCGACCCCGAGCCGGATGGAGGCACACCATGAGCAGTTTCGGATCCCAGATGCGTAAGCGTTTAAACGAGCTCCGTAAGGCAGGGCAGAACGTTCCCAAGATAATCCACGACGTTGCAAAAGAGGCGACTATAGCGGCTGTCGAGGCGGCTACAAAGGCGACTCCTCCGAACGGTGGAGCACCTATTGCGGGAACCAACACCCGAAAGGGCAACCTTGCCGAGCACTGGACGGTAGACTCGAAGATCGAGCCTGTTAACGGTGTAACGGTCCTTGCGAACGAGGCCAAGGATGACAGAGGCGAGCAATATGCTTCCTATGTCAACGACGGTCACCGCGTCGACAAGCACTACGTTCCGGGACTCCACATCGTCGGCGATCACCTCAACTATGACGCAGGGTATAAGGGCGGCATTGTGGTCGGTACAAAGACCACGTTTGTGCCGGGGTTATACATGAAGGAAAAAGGAATTGCAAAGTATAGGACTGTGGTTCGTAAAGAACTGGACAAGCGAGTAAGGGAGGCATTCAAGTGAGTTATACATACAACATCATGAACCTCCTTGAAGGGCTTGCAGAGGTTCTGAGCCAGCAGGGTTACGACATTTATATCAGCAACAGACAACAGGGCGTAACAACGCCTTGTTTCTTTATCACCATGATGTCGGACGACTTCGCGGTGGAGATGGGGCGCATGTCTATGGACACGCTCCGGCTTGATATCGTATTCCTGCAGGATCCTAACATCGTGAACGCGATGGAGGGAGTCTACAACGTCCTGCAGTTCCTTAACGAAAACCTCGAGACGATCCCGTACACCGACAACGAGGAAACAACCCTTGTGCGGACGTATGAGAGAAGCTCCCAGATACATGAACTCGATTTGCATTACCACATAACCTTCAAGAACCGCATATACCTCGCGGAAGACACAACAAAGATGAAAACTTTGGAGGACATCGATGTCAAGATCAAAGTCAAACAAACCTGAGACCGAAGAGAAGAAGACGAAGGTGGCCGCTACCGAGGTTTATCCCCGGGAAGCGCTTATCAAGTCAAAAGCACTCGCAGGTTATCAACGGGACTTCGTGAGCTCGGTCCTCACAAAGTCGGAGTACACCATCGAGGATGCCAAGAGCCTCCTTGATGCAGCATTAAAAGAGGAGGCATAAATCATGGCAGGTGGTACATGGTTATCTCAGAACAAGATCCTCCCCGGTGTGTATATCAATGTCAAGTCAAAGGGTAACATGCCCGTTTCAGTCGGGCAGAAGGGCGTGGTCGCTATTTGCGAACCGCTCTCCTGGGGACCCACTGGCAAGATCAGCGAGTACATCCCCGGCGATGATCCCACATCCATCATCGGAAACAACCTCTTGAGCGATGACGCACTTTTCCTTCGTGAAATGTGCAAGGGCTCGGACACGACCCCTCCGCCCAAGAAGATCCTTATCTACAGACCCGCAGGCTCGAGCGGTGTTAAAGCTACGGCAACGATCGGAGCGCTCACCGTGACAGCTAAGTACACAGGAACACGCGGAAATGACATCACGATCGTTATTACAGCGGATCCTGATGCTTCGGGTTACTACTACGTGGTCACTTCTATCGACGGAGAGCTGGTTGACAGCCAGTACATTGACGCACTCGATGATCTCGTATCAAACGACTGGGTTGATTTCTCCGGCACAGGAACCACGATCACAACGACAGCAGGCACGGCGCTCACCACAGGCGCAGATCCTACAGTATCGGCTACAGACTACGCAGATTTCATGACAAAGGTTGAGCCTTACCAGTTCGACGTTGTTTGCTACGACGGCTCGAATGCGACTATTGCTTCGGCTCTTCAGGCGTTTGTAATTCGTGTGTCGAACGAGGTCGGCCGCAAGTGCATCCTTGTTGCCGCAGGCATGACAACGCCCAACAGCGAGCGCGTCATCAACGTTCTCAACGGTGTTAAGCTCTCCGACGGTACAAGCCTCACTGCTCAGCAAGCAACATGGTGGGTTGCAGGAGCCGAGGCAGGAGCGCCTTACAACAAGTCGCTCACATTTGCACAGTATCCCGGATCCATCGAGGCAAATCCCAAGAAGACCACATCCGAGCTTGAGACAGCGGTTACTGCCGGACAGCTTGTGTTCTTTGACGAGTTTGAGCTTGTCCGTGTATGCACGGACATCAATTCACTCACAAGCTACACTCCCGACAAGGGAAGTGAGTTCTCAAAGAACCGCGTGATGCGTGTCCTCGACCAGATCTGCAACGATGTATATGCTCAGTTCTCTAAGTATTACATCGGCAAGCTCGACAACAACGACGATGGCCGCGGACTCATGAAGGCATGGATCGTTGGGTACCTCAAAGAGATGCAGGCCAACAACGGCATTCAGGACTTTGACGCTTCGGATGTCACTGTAGAGCAGGGCGAGACGCTCGACTCTGTAGTGGTTACCATCGCGATCATGCCTGTTGACAGCGTCGAAAAGGTTTACACAACGATCACAGTATCAATCACAAAGAAGGAGGGCTAATTTATGTCGTACATGCTCGCAAAAGACGCCCTCAACGGTAAGCAGGGCAAAGCGTTCATCACGCTTCACAAAACAACCGGGGACGAGATCCACGAGCTCTTCTCCGCGAAGAAGGTCCAGACCAAGGTCGACTACCAGAAAGCGGACTTCAAGGTGATCGGAACACCGACCATTCAGAAGAAGATCACGGGAGCAAGTAAGACTGGCACAATGACCATTTACCTCGGCACACCTCTCTTCACTGAGATGGCGCGTGAGTACGAGGCAAACGGAAAGGTTCTCTACTTTGACCTTCAGGTCACAAACGAGGACGCTTCTGCATCGATCGGAAAGCAGACAATTGCTTACTACGGATGCTCACTCGACACGATCCCGCTGTCAATTCTTGACGCAGACGCAGATTTCCTCGAGCAGGAAGTCGGCTTCTCGTACACCACGTTCGAGGTTCTCGACAGCTTCACAGATCCCGCAACACTGGGATAACACCAAACATTCACAAGCGGCTGCGCTTCCGGGTGCGGCCGCTTGGCATTTTTAAATCATAGGAGGACAAGACAATGAGTAATTTACAGGCTTTCATGACACCCAACACGGAAGAGACCCGTGAGGTGATCATATCGGACAGATTTAAGGACAAGGACGGAAAGGTCGTGCCTTTTGTGATCAAGTCCTTATCGCAGGCAGAGAACGAGGAAATCAAGAGAAGAACCTCGGTGCCTATAACAAAAAACGGAGTGGTGATCGGCGACAAGCTCGACTCGGAAAAGTATGGAAGAGAGCTTGTACTTGCAAGCGTAACGTCACCGAACTTCCGTGATTCAGAACTATGCAAATTCTACGCGACGATGGATCCGCTGGAGGTACCCAGCAAGATG